TATTCGAGGAAAAGCTTGTTAAACGTAGCGAAGCAGGTAAAGCAGGGGCAGAAAAAAGATGGCAAGAAATGGCAAACGATAGCAATCGCATAAATAATATAGCAAACGATGGCAAACGCATAAAACCTATAGCAAAAATAGCTGATAATGTTAATGTTAATGTTAATGATATATATAATACACCTCCTTTGGAGGATTTTATAGCTTATGCAGTGAGTAAAGTACATAACATCGACAAAGAACAAGTACGATTAAAGTACGAAAGTTGGTTGGTTAATGATTGGTCGACAAACTCAAAAGGCAAAAAGACGAAAATTAAAAATTGGAAATCTACCCTTTTAAATACTTTGCCTTATATTAGCAGAATAGATACTAACGAGCCAAAAGAATTACAGATGGCAAGAGCGCAAGGGTTATGCTAACGACTAAAGGAGACCAAACAGAATACCTACTGAATTACCGAGACGGTAAGATAAAAATGGGACTAGAAATAGGATGTTACCTAGACGAATATTTAAGATTCAAACCTAAGCAACTCAACATAATTTTAGGGCACGATAACGTAGGGAAAACCTATTGGATAAATTGGTACTTTCTTACCCTTGCTTTGAAACACGATTTAACCTTTTGTATCTGGAGCGGAGAAAATCAAAAAGGGCAAATCCTTAGAGACCTTATTCAAATGTATGCAGGCATTCCATTTAGGGAATTAACCAAAACGCAAATTATGAGCTACTCTACCTATATTGAGCAATTCTTTACATTTGTGGACAATAGAAAACTTTACAAACCTAATGACCTTTTAAGCATATTCGAGGACAGCGGATGTAAGGTAGGATTGATTGACCCGTTTACAGGGCTCAACCGAACAATGACATACGAAGGAAACTATACATTTATGAACGAAGCAAGGGAATTCGTAAACCGTACTGGAATGACTATTTACATAAACACGCACCCAAACACCGAAAGTGGACGAAGTGGAAACTTATTCGCTGATGGGGATTGGAAGGGGCACTTAAAACCACCGTTAAAAGACCATATCGAAGGCGGTAAAGCATTCTTAAATAGGTGCGATGATATGATAGTTATACACCGACTTGTTAAGCACCAAGGTATGAATAAGACCACTTGGATAAACGTAGAAAAAGTTAAGGACGTAGAGACTGGAGGAAAACACACTTCGTTAAACGAGCCTGTATTCTGCAATTTTGCAAGGGGGTTAGGATTTGAAGTTGGAAGCATTGACCCATTGGCAGATTTACGACCTAAAAAAACACGAAAACAAATTGACAGCACCACTCAGCATACATTTATCAAATCAATTATTAACAACGATTTACCTTTTTAACTATGGACTTAAACAAAACACTTAGAACAAGCGTATTAATTAGCTACACTTACACTAAGATAGCAACCAGCTTAGATGAAATCAAGCGTAAGCACCCCCTTAGAACGGATTTAATCGACTCAATGGAGGAAAGTTTAATGGAACTACAAGAAATTAAAAAAACCTTCGTAGAACTCGAAAACGAATATAGGTTAGAATCAAAACAAAACTTTCGTTGGCAGTTAATTAATTTGGAGCAACAAGCTAAAATCAAAGAACTTGAAATGGAATTAAAAGCACGGGATTTATGAGGGTTTTAATAGCTTGCGAAGAAAGCCAAGCGGTAACAAAAGAATTTAGAAAATTAGGTTATGATGCATTTAGTTGTGATTTACTACCGTGTAGTGGTGGACATCCGGAATGGCATTTTCAAAAAGACGTTTTTGAAGTTATTAAAATGGGTTGGGATTTAATGATTGCTCACCCACCTTGTACATATTTGTCAGTTAGCGGTGCTGGTTGGATGTATAATAAAGACAAGAGTAGAAACGAAGAACGACATAAAAACCAAATGGAAGGTTTGGAATTTGTACATAAATTAATGAATGCAAATATTAATAGAATTGCAATTGAAAATCCAATTTCGGTAATTTCATCTTATATTAGGCAACCCGACCAAATTATACACCCATATCAATTTGGAGACGAAGCATCTAAATCAACTTGTTTATGGTTAAAAAATTTACCAATGTTAATACCCACTAAAATAGTTTCAAAAGGACCAATGAAAGAGTGGATAGATTCTAAAACCGGAAAGCAAAAAAGACAACCGTTGTGGTATTACGAAGCGTTACTAAAGGCAAAAACACCCGAAGAACGAAGAACGCTAAGAAGCAAAACATTTCCAGGAATAGCCGAAGCAATGGCAAAACAATGGAGTGATGTTAAAATAGGAATACAAAAAAGTATATTCGATGAAATGTAAAAATTGTAAAGAAAAATTTGAGCCAATTCGCTTCAATCAAAAATACTGCCTTAAAACTGACTGCGTTAAGGTTTGGGTAGAATTGGAAAAGGTTAAACAATGGAAGACTAAAAAAAAGATTCTTAAAAGCGAAATGAAGACCACGCAGGATTTAATTAAGGAGGCTCAAATAGTGTTTAATAAGTTTATTCGCCTTCGTGATAAAGACCAAACTTGTATAAGTTGCGAAAAGCCTTTAGGAGCGAAATACGACGCTGGACATTACTTTAGTTCAGGAGGACATAAAGCTATAACATTCGATGAAGACAATGTACACGGTCAATGTGTCGCCTGCAATCAACATAAACACGGAAATTTAATAGCGTACCAAATCGGAATCCAAAAAAGAATAGGAGCGGAAAGGCTTTTATCTTTACACGAAAAAGCGCACAGGATAAAAAAGTTTACACGAGATGAATTAGAGGAAATTATAGAAAAATATAAAAAAGTTTCAAAAAATTTTCTCAATTAAAATAAAAAGTTTATTTTTGTGTATAATTAAAAACTAAAAACTATGAAAAATGTATTTAAGGCTTTAGCCGACTTTCAGCAGGAATGCCCAGTGATTCACAAAGGCACACAAGGTTATGGATATTCCTACGCAGACCTTCCGAAAATCTTAGAGGTAATTAATCCGATTTTACGAAAACACGGACTAGGATTTACGCAAGCAATTAACGGAAACGACATAGAAACGGTTGTATTCCACGTAGAAAGCGGAGAAACCATAACTAGCAAAACAGCTATTCCGCAGGGAGTACAATTAAAAGGAATGAACGATTTCCAAGTTTTGGGCAGTGCCATAACTTACTTGCGTAGGTACTCGATTTCTAGCCTTTTAGGGATAGTTACCGACAAAGATACGGATGCTTCTGGAGAACAGGAAGCACCTAAAAAACCTGCCATTGATACTAAGAGACTTGCTAAAGCCATCGAAGCCATCGCAGAGGGTAAATACACCAAGGAAGAGCTTTTAAATAGCTTCACGCTAACACCAGCTCAACTTAAATTAACCGAGAACGTATGAAAATCAGGGCTTCTCAAATTGGTAAAATAATGACCTCCCCCAAAACCAAGGGGGAGTTGTTATCAAAGACGGCAAAAACGTATATCCACGAAATAATACTAAGGGAAAAATACGGAATAAACAAAGAGTTTTCAAGTCGTTACACTGACAAAGGAAACCAAGTCGAGGATATAGCTATAGCAATGGCAAATGAGGTCCTAGACGTAGGCTTTATCTATAAAAATAGCGAGAATTTACAAAACGATTGGATAACGGGAACTCCAGATGTAATCACGGACGAAGTATTACTAGATGTTAAATGCAGTTGGGATGCCACTACCTTCCCATTCTTTGAAACTGAAATACCAACTAAGGACTATTTTTACCAACTTCAGGGGTATATGTGGCTCACGGGCAAGACAGAAAGTTTGTTGATTTATTGCTTAGTAGATACCCCCTTAGAAATAGTTGAAGACGAAATACGCAGGGCGCACTGGAAATTCCATAAGCTAGATGAAGATTTGGAGTTAAGGCAGGAAATCGAATGTAAACATATTTTCGGCAACATTCCTCTAAATAAACGAATTAAGATTTTCGAGGTAAAAAGGGACGAAAAAGTAATAGAACAAATCAAAGAAAAAATCGAAGTTGCGAGGGTATATTACGAAGCACTTTATCAAATGTTATAAACCTGTATCGACAATCGCGATATGCAATGATGAAAGCGTGGAATTATGTTTCGTATCATTGCTGTCAGGTTTATCCTGATATTGCTACTATGAAACCTTTAACAAATCAATTAATAATAAGGGGTAAAAATTACCACATTAATAAAATAGAAATGATATGAAAGCAACTATAGAATTTAATCTTCCCGAAGACCAGCACGAGTACGACATAACAATCAAAGCCTCTGCAATGTACAATGCCTTATGGGATGTCAATACAATGCTCAGGAGGCACTATAAGTACAGTGAACTGCCTAGCGGTCAACTTGAGATAGTAGAAGCCATTAGAGAGGAGTTTTTAGAGATATTAAATGATAATGAAGTAAATATAAACAAATAACAAATGGAAGCAAAAAACAATTCTGGAGCAATTTTTAAGAACGACAAAAAGACGAAGGAAACGCACCCAGACTACAGGGGTAAAGTAATGGTAAACGGCAAAGAAATGGAGGTTGCTTTGTGGCTTAAAGAATCCAGTAAAGGAATGAAGTATTTTTCGTGTTCATTTAGCGAGCCGAAAATGAACGAATCCCCGAAACCCGTCCACACGCAAATAATAGACGAAGACGATTTACCTTTCTAGTATGTTGATAGACGACTATTCGTTAAGGAACTACTTAAGGAAGATTCTAGATACGAAAACACGAAACCAAATCGTTAAAGAAATACAGGGTAAGGGATATAAGTTTCATCAGTACAATATAGACCGATTCCTCGCAGGAAAGCCAGTAAGCTTAGATACGGCAAAAAAGATAGATAATTACGTCTATAGACATTTCAACGGTATGCCTCCAATTTAGGAGGCTTTTTTTTTGCGTTTATTGCGTATTAAAAATTAATAATTATATTTGATTAGAATTTAAGCAAATGGAATGGCTAACTAAGGTAGCGAAAGAGCATAAAGAATGGGTTTCCATAGTGAGGTCATTTGGCGAAGATTTGTACTGCGAGGACATCGTACAGGAAGTTTACATACGATTATTAAAATACTCCAGAGAGGAAAAGGTAATAGTAAATGGCCAGGTCCACCGACCTTATATGTACTTTGTTTTGCGAAATACTTTCTTACTGATGCAAAGAGGGGATAAGCCTACATTTACACCTATTGACCAAGCGTATGGATTACAATCTCATGACGACATAACCGACAAAACAATAGCATATCAAAAGATTCAGGACAAGATACAAGAGGAAGTAAGTGGGTGGCATTGGTACGACCAAAAGCTATGGAGCATCTACAGAGAAAGTGCCATGAGTATTCGTAAAATTGCAAATGAAACTAAAATAAGTTCTAAAAGCATATTCGTAACCTTAAAGCATTGTAAAGAAAGAATCAAGGTTGCGGTGGGTGAGGACTACGAAGACTACATAAACACGGATTTTGAATTAATAAAATAGATTATGGGAAGACCAAGAAAACAACCTATCCAGTTAGGTGATGCAGTTGAGAAAGTAACTAAGGTAACAGGAATAAAATCTTTAGTCAAGCATTTAGCAGGGGAGGATTGTGGATGCGATGAAAGGCAAGAGGACCTAAACGAATGGGGAGCCAAGATACAAAGCAAGGTAGCTACTTTGTTCAGGAGAA